ATAAGGAATTCCAGATAATTAGGATAAGCTTAACAATAAAAGAACTAATAACGTTTATTATCTCTCACGTAGAACGATGGCATCAAAAAAATCATCTATAAAGAAAGAGTGAAAGCGACGACAGTTTAATTTCACTGCAGGCTGGGTAGCTCCAGCCTGCTTTCCTGCATTACATCACCGCAGCAAACGCCTTTGCCACACGTTGTACATTTGCCGTATTTAACCCGGCGACACACATGCGACCGCTGGCGATGAGATAGACACCAAATTCTTCACGTAGTCGGTCAACCTGAGCGGCACTTAAACCGGTATAACTGAACATGCCGCGCTGATTAAGCAGATAATCGAAATTGCGTTCTGGCATCTCTGTGCTTAATACCTTCACCAGTTCCTGACGCATTGCCAGAATGCGAGTACGCATCTCTTCTACTTCCGCCAGCCAGCTGGCTTTCAATGCCTCGTCATTCAGCACTGCAGCCACCACCTGCGCACCAAAATTCGGCGGGCTGGAGTAGTTGCGGCGAACTGTTGCTTTCAATTGCCCCAGTACGCGGCCAGCGGCTTCGGCATCTTCACACATAACAGAAAGTCCGCCGACGCGCTCGCCGTAAAGGGAGAAAATTTTCGAGAACGAATTGCTCACCAGAGCGGGTAATCCAGCGCTGGCAATGGCGCGAATAGCGTAGGCATCCTCTTCCATACCGGCACCAAATCCTTGATAGGCAATATCGAGGAATGGAATAAGCTCGCGGGCTTTGAGAATTTCAATCACCGCATCCCACTGATCATTAGTGAGATCGGCACCCGTTGGGTTGTGGCAACATGGATGCAGCAACACAATACTGCGGGCAGGTAATGTTTTCAGCGTCGCCAACAGGTCATTAAAGCGCACGCCGTTAGTCGCTTCGTCATACCAGGGGTAAGTACTCACTTCGAATCCAGCCCCGGCGAATATTGCTACGTGGTTTTCCCAGGTAGGATCGCTGACCCAGACGCCTGATTCCGGGAAGTAGCGTTTCAGGAAATCCGCGCCCACTTTCAATGCCCCTGAGCCGCCAAGGGTTTGAATGGTTGCTACGCGCTGTTGTTGCAGTACTGGATGGTCCGCACCAAACAGCAGCGGCGCAATGGCATGGCGATAGCTGTTAAGCCCTTCCATCGGTAAATAAAGCGAAGCGCCATGAGGCTGCGCATTCAGGCGCGCTTCCGCCTCCGCCACGGCTTGCAGTTGTGGAATAATTCCGTCTTCGTTGTAGTACAGACCGATACTTAAATTCACTTTGTCGCTGCGAGGGTCTTCTTTAAAACGCTCCATAAGCGTAAGAATCGGGTCGCCAGCGTAGGCGTCAACTTTTTGAAACACGCGATGGTTCTCCAGGTTTACGGGCAGGTGGTTAAAACACAATAAACCGGAAGAAGGCGAAGATCGAGTGGATGTTCAGGAGCGAACGGCAATTAGCAACAGAGTGAGACTCATGACAAACGTACATCCGCCAGAGGCACGACCTTTATAAGAGCATGAAAGAACATCAACTTATTGAATTTTTAGGATTTTATTGGCCGGATAAGGCATTCACGCCGCATCCGGCACAGACAATCAAATATTACAGAACGATTAATCCACGTATTTCATCGCGACCCTTGAAGTCAGGCGCGTAATAAGTTCGTAAGCGCTTACTTTCGTCATTTCAGCGATACGTTCTACGGGCAAACCTTCGCCCCATAAAATGACCGGATCCCCGGCTTTGTCCTGCGCTTGTGGACCTAAGTCTACGCAGATCATATCCATCGCCACGCGCCCGACAATCGGTACTTCGCGACCGTTCACCAGCACTGGCGTACCGGACGGCGCGGCGCGCGGATAACCATCGCCATAGCCCATCGCGACTACGCCAAGACGGGTATCACGTTCGCTTACCCAGGTTCCACCATAACCAACAGGTTCTCCGGCTTTATGCTCACGCACGGCAATCAGGCTGGAGGTTAGTGACATCACTGGCTGACAGCCAAAATCGGCACCGGTGGAGCGATCTTCCAGCGGCGAGACGCCATAAAGAATGATGCCCGGGCGCACCCAGTCAAAATGCGACTGTGGCCACAGCAGAATGCCACCCGATGCGGCAATGGAACGTTGACCAGGTTTGCCTTCGCAAAAGGTATTAAAGATAGCGAGTTGTTTCTCGGTTGCGCCACATTTTGGTTCATCCGCGCGCGCAAAATGGCTGACGATATTCACCGGCTGACGAACGTTTTTGCACTGGGTCAGGCGATGATAAAACGCCTCAGCCTGTTCCGGCCTTACGCCCAGACGGTGCATACCGGTATCGAGTTTCATCCAGACGGTAACCGGCTCGTCCAGGCTAGCCTCTTCCAGCGCAGCCAGCTGTTCTTCGTTATGCACGGCGGTATGAAAATGTTGCGCAGAAATCGTCGGCAGATCTCTGGCATCAAAAAAGCCTTCGAGTAACAGTACAGGTTTGGTGATTCCCCCCGCACGCAGTCGCAGAGCTTCTTCGAGACGGGCTACGCCAAAGGCGTCAGCATCGGGGAGCGTTCGCGCGGTCTCAAGAAGACCGTGACCATAAGCGTTCGCTTTCACCACCGCAACCATTTTACTGGCAGGGGCCAGTTCACGAAGACGTTGCAGGTTGTGTCGCAGAGCGCGGCGGTTAATCACAACAGTTGCCGCTTGCATTTGTGTTCCTTGATAAGTGTTTGCTTTAATTACCTAATTCATAAAATAATTATTATTCGTCGTCGTACTGCGGCCCCGCATAGTTGTCGAAGCGCGACCATTGACCGTTAAAGGTCAGGCGTACCGTCCCGATTGGGCCGTTACGTTGTTTACCGATAATAATTTCCGCGATGCCTTTTAAATCACTGTTTTCGTGATACACCTCATCACGATAGATAAACATGATCAAGTCCGCATCCTGCTCGATAGAGCCAGATTCACGCAGGTCGGAGTTGACCGGGCGTTTGTCGGCACGTTGTTCCAGAGAACGGTTCAACTGGGACAGCGCCACCACCGGCACGTTCAGTTCTTTCGCCAGTGCTTTCAGCGAGCGAGAGATTTCTGCAATTTCCAGCGTACGGTTATCGGAAAGCGCCGGTACGCGCATCAGTTGCAGGTAGTCGATCATGATAAGCCCGATGCCGCCGTGTTCACGGGCAATACGGCGTGCGCGGGAACGCACTTCCGTTGGCGTCAGGCCGGAGGAGTCATCGATATAGATATTGCGTTTTTCGAGCAAAATACCCATGGTGCCGGAAATGCGCGCCCAGTCTTCATCATCGAGCTGCCCGGTACGGATTTTAGTCTGGTCAACGCGCGACAGCGACGCCAGAGAACGCATCATAATCTGTTCTGAAGGCATCTCCAGCGAGAAGATAAGTACTGGTTTATCCTGCAACATCGCCGCGTTTTCGACGAGGTTCATCGCAAATGTTGTTTTACCCATCGACGGACGCGCGGCGACGATGATCAAATCCGACGGCTGCAAGCCAGCGGTTTTTTTGTTGAGATCGTCATAACCGGTGTTTACTCCGGTAACGCCATCGTGTGGCTGCTGAAACAACTGCTCAATACGCGCCACGGTTGCGTCGAGCACATCGGCGATGTTCTTCGGCCCTTCGTCTTTGTTTGCACGACTTTCAGCAATTTTAAAGACGCGGGATTCAGCAAGGTCCAGCAGATCTTCGCTGGTGCGCCCCTGCGGATCAAAACCGGCTTCAGCAATCTCATTCGCAACCGAAATCATCTCACGGACAACGGCACGTTCACGCACGATGTCCGCATAGGCACTGATGTTCGCCGCACTTGGCGTATTTTTTGACAGCTCTGCCAGATAAGCAAAACCACCGACGCTATCGAGTTGCCCCTGGCGTTCCAGCGATTCCGCAAGGGTAATCAGATCGATAGGACTACCGCTTTCCTGCAAACGCGCCATTTCAGTAAAGATATGGCGGTGTGGGCGGGTGTAAAAATCGTCTGCCACCACACGCTCGGCTACATCGTCCCAGCGTTCGTTATCCAGCATTAAACCGCCCAACACCGACTGCTCCGCTTCGATCGAGTGCGGAGGCACTTTCAGCCCGGCAACTTGTGGATCGCGTTCGCGGGGTTCAGCCTGCTGTTTGTTGAAGGGTTTATTTCCTGCCATAGTGAATGGAGTTACCGAGATAAAGAATGGGTCGAAACTTTACCATATGAAGCAGACCCTGACGATACGTTCTGGAGGACACATGGCAACACGAATTGAATTTCACAAGCACGGTGGCCCGGAAGTACTTCAAGCCGTAGAGTTCACTCCTGCCGATCCGGCAGAGAATGAAATCCAGGTCGAAAATAAAGCCATCGGCATCAATTTTATCGACACGTATATCCGCAGCGGCCTTTACCCGCCGCCATCACTACCCAGCGGATTAGGTACCGAAGCGGCAGGCATCGTGAGTAAAGTCGGCAGTGGTGTAAAGCATATTAAGGCAGGCGATCGTGTAGTCTATGCGCAGTCGGCGTTAGGCGCTTACAGCTCTGTGCATAACATTAATGCGGATAAAGCGGCGATTCTGCCTGCGGCAATTTCTTTTGAACAAGCTGCAGCATCTTTCCTGAAAGGCTTAACGGTTTATTATCTGCTGCGCAAAACCTATGAAATTAAACCCGATGAACAGTTCCTGTTCCACGCAGCGGCTGGCGGCGTTGGCTTAATTGCCTGCCAGTGGGCAAAAGCCCTGGGCGCGAAACTTATCGGCACCGTAGGAACCGCGCAAAAAGCGCAGAGCGCGCTAAAAGCCGGCGCGTGGCAGGTTATTAACTATCGTGAAGAGAATCTGGTCGAGCGATTGAAAGAGATCACCGGCGGTAAGAAAGTGCGCGTAGTGTACGATTCCGTGGGCAGAGACACCTGGGAACGGTCGCTGGATTGCCTGCAACGCCGCGGCTTAATGGTCAGTTTTGGCAACTCATCAGGTGCGGTTACCGGTGTGAACTTAGGCATTCTCAATCAAAAAGGCTCGTTGTATGTGACACGCCCTTCCCTGCAAGGCTATATCACCACGCGGGAGGAATTAACCGAGGCCAGTAATGAACTGTTCTCTTTGATTGCCAGCGGTGTGATTAAGGTCGATGTCGCCGAGCAGCAGAAATATCCGCTGAAGGATGCGCAGCGTGCGCATGAGATTCTGGAAAGCCGGGCGACGCAAGGTTCCAGCCTGCTGATTCCATAAAAGAAATAGGGCTTCCACCTGGGAAGCCCTTTCTTTTTATAGTTCGGCTGTATGTAGGGTACAGCACGATGAATCTGTTAGAGGCGCAATAGTGACAGATTTGATTATCAATTCCTATTTTGTTCTAAGGATAAAACCTTAGGTTGTGATCATCCGCACAATCCCTTAGTAACGCCAGCGGTCATAACGCTGATATTTCGGCACTTTTGGTGCTTTAATCGCCTTAATAACCCACACCACCGCAATCGCCAGTAGTAACCACGGCAGCAACTTAATCATCAATGCCAGCATACCGCCGAGGAACATAATGGCCGTCGCCACAACCAGCGCGGCGATAATGCCCAGCAACGAAACGCCGGTGACCATCAGCATGACAAAAAAGCCAAACACAAAAAGTAGTTCCAGCATGATGCTCTCCCAAATATGAAATCTCTTGCTGGCATTACAAGAATCATGCCAAAAATAATCTATTGATTTAACAGCAAAATGCCCCGCGACGGTGCGCAGGGCGTGGTGAATTTGACTACTTTTTGGTGAAAAGTTAACGCTTATCCGCCACCAGTTTGAGCGCGTGTTCCAGCACATTAATGTCTGCACCCGCTTTATGGGCATTTTCACTTAAATAACGCCGCCACTGCCGCGCGCCAGGAATACCCTGGAACAAGCCCAACATATGCCGGGTAATATGGCCGAGATACGTCCCCTGGCTGAGTTCACGCTCAATGTACGGATACATGGCGCGCACTACCGCCACTGGATCGGCATCGGTATCCGAGGAACCAAAGATCTCCCGGTCTACCGCCGCCAGAATACCCGGATTCTGATACGCCTCGCGCCCGACCATCACGCCATCCATATGTTGCAGGTGTGCTTTGGCCTCTTCCAGCGACTTGATACCACCGTTAATCGACATTGTCAGATGCGGAAAGTCACGCTTCAGTTGATACACACGCGGATAATCGAGCGGCGGGATTTCACGGTTTTCTTTCGGGCTTAACCCCGAAAGCCAGGCTTTACGTGCGTGGATGATAAACATCTCACACTCGCCTTTGCCGGAAACGGTGTTGATGAAATCGCAGAGAAATTCATAGCTGTCCTGGTCATCGATGCCAATACGCGTTTTCACCGTCACTGGAATCGACACCACATCGCGCATCGCTTTCACGCAGTCGGCAACCAGCTGCGCATTACCCATCAGACACGCACCAAACATGCCGTTCTGCACCCGGTCAGACGGGCAGCCGACATTCAGGTTGATCTCATCATATCCACGCGCTTCTGCCAGCTTCGCACACTGTGCCAGCGCCGCCGGATCGCTACCGCCGAGTTGCAACGCTACCGGATGTTCTTCTTCACTGTACGCCAGGTAATCACCTTTACCGTGAATAATCGCCCCTGTGGTCACCATTTCGGTATACAGCAACGTATTGCGGGAAAGCAGACGCAAGAAATAGCGGCAATGTCTGTCCGTCCAGTCGAGCATAGGAGCAATGCTAAACCGAGAACTCCAGTAAGCGCCAGTTTTTTCAGGCATCACGCTGGTTTGATTAGTTTTCTGTGTTTCAGGATTATCGTGCATTTTTGAACATTTCAGGCTATTTTTCTCGCGTTAGGTTCCCGCACAGGTTCCCACGCTTTATGGGAACCCGAAATAACGAGGTCGTGTAATGGCGTACTATAACATAGAGAAACGACTAAAATCCGATGGCACACCACGCTATCGCTGTAATGTGATTATCAAAGAAAAAGGTGTTATCACTTACAGGGAAAGCAAAACATTCCCTAAACATGCTCATGCCAAAACATGGGGCGCACAGAAAGTGATGGAATTAGATCTATATGGCATTCCATCATCAAATGCTGTTGACGGACTTACAGTCCGTGACTTACTACACAAATATTTAAATGACCCAAATGCCGGAGGTAAAGCAGGCCGTACTAAAAGATATGTGCTGGAACTGCTTATGGATAGTGACATCTCCGCGATCAAACTATCTGAACTGACAGAAAATGACGTAATTGAACATTGCAGGCTAAGAAACAACGCTGGTGCAGGCCCAGCAACAGTCAGCCACGATGTTAGTTATCTTGGCAGTGTTCTGGATGCGGCAAAACCTGTATACGGAATCAATTACACATCAAACCCGGCGAAAAGCGCTCGTCCATATCTACTTAAACTCGGTTTGATTGGTAAATCAAACCGTCGTAATCGTAGACCAGCATCTGATGAACTGAACATGCTCATTGAAGGCCTTCAACAACGATCTACTCATAAATGCTCAAAAATTCCGTTCGTTGATATCCTCAAATTTTCTGTGTGGTCCTGTATGCGAATCGGAGAAGTATGCCGGTTACGATGGGAAGATCTCGACCAGGAACAAAAATCTATACTAGTAAGAGACAGGAAAGATCCACGTAAAAAGGAAGGCAACCATATGAAAGTTGCCTTGCTTGGGGAAGCCTGGGATATCGTCCAGCGACAACCCAAAAAATCAGAATTCATTTTTCCATATAACAGCACTTCTGTTACCGCAGGATTTCAGAGGGTAAGAAGCAAATTAGGTATTAAAGATCTGAGATACCATGATTTGCGTAGAGAAGGGGCAAGTCGCTTATTTGAGGCTGGTTTTAGTATTGAGGAAGTCGCTCAGGTTACAGGGCATCGTTCATTAAACGTGCTATGGCAGGTATATACCGAACTGTATCCGAAATCTTTACATAATCGTTTTGAAGAACTCCAAAGGAGCAGAAATAAGACCTCTTGACACTGTTTATCCATACAGTTAAAAATAATACTGTATACAAATACAGTGTAGGGGACTTTTATGCGTATTGAAATCTGCATAGCCAAAGAAAAAATGACTAAAATGCCAACCGGTGCTGTGGATGCGTTAAAGGAAGAATTAACCCGACGCATCAGTAAACGTTATGACGATGTAGAAGTGATCGTAAAAGCCACCAGCAACGATGGCCTTTCTGTTACGCGCACCGCTGATAAAGATTCAGCTAAAACTTTTGTTCAGGAGACTCTGAAAGATACCTGGGAGTCTGCTGACGAGTGGTTTGTTCATTAAGTTCATCATCTCTGGACACCATTCACTTGTATTGACTTTAAGATCATTAAATTGTAATAATTCAAAGGGATGGGGCAGGTTTTTCCTCTTGCGCATGCAAGGGCGGCTCTGATAATGAACAGTAATATTTTACTGTTGAGCTTATGCTCACTGATCCTGCCGGGCAGGATGTTCAACGGTTCCAATATATCCTGCCCCTTCCGCTTTTAAAAAGGATCTTTTATGCATGACAATATTTGGTTTACATATAAAGCACGTATCCAAGCGCACCATCGACTAGAATGGCTTGAAAAACACTCTCAATTTATCCTCGTTTGGTATGCTATATTGAGTGCGGTACTTTCAATTGTAACGTTGCGATTTCCAAAGGTTCTAGGAGATAATACAGATGTCGTTGCGGCGATACTTTCAGTGGCTCTACTGGGTATTTCTCTGATCGTATCTAACCTAGATTTTCGTGGTCGAGCAATAGCCATGAGAAGGAATTATATTGCACTACAGCGACTCTATTTTGACATTACCACCAGTCAACAGTTATCTCTTGAACAGAAAGAAAAATATTTTAATTTGCTCAATGAGGTTGAGAATCACCGTGACATAGATGATAAAATTTCAAGGGTAACTCAAGTTGGACTTAAGACGAGGATCCCCACACAAAAAGAAAAAATAATTGTTATTTTATGGATATTACTTCGAATATTTATTACTGCCGCACTTTATATACTCCCATTAATATATCTTTGGATTGACTATGACTGCAAGCAGAATTTTTAAAAAGTCATTCTCGAAAAAAAATCTTCTAAAAGTATACTCTGAAAAAATCAAAGAATCAGGAGCGATTGGCATAGATCGGATTCGCCCATCAAAACTTGATTTGACAATAAAAAATGAGATCACTTTCATTTTTGAAAAGGTTAATTCTGGCAATTACAAATTTACAGCATATAAAGAAAAATTAATATCTAAAGGCGCTAACTCTACACCCAGACAGATTTCCATACCAACTGCTAGGGACAGAATTACTCTTAGAGCTCTCTGTGAATGCCTTACGGAAATATATCCTAAGTCCAGATTAAAACTACCACATACAGTAATTGACTCATTGAAAGAAGCATTAAACAACAGTCTATATGCTGAATATGCAAAAATAGATCTTAAAAGTTTCTATCCTTCAATTGAACATAAATTGATAATTAATGCAATAAAAAATAAAATTAGAAAAAAAGAAATTAGACAGTTAATAACATCATCATTAATCGTGCCTACTGTAAGTGGAACCACAGGAAGCAAAGGTATCCCTAATAATACCAGAGGAGTACCTCAGGGATTAGCGATATCAAACATTTTAGCTGAAATATCACTATCTAATTTCGATGATGAAATCAATAAAATGCATGACATATGGTACATGCGATACGTTGATGACATTCTTATTTTAACACCAAAATATCAAGCAACAAAAATAGCTTCTCATATCATTGATAAGCTTCAATCATTAAATTTAAACCCACATCCATTAAATGAAGAGAACTCAAAATCCAAAGTAGGCAGTTTGGATGAAAGTTTTAACTTTTTGGGATACCACATAGAAAATCGAGAATTATTGATAAAACATGAGAGCATTCTTAGATTTGAGTCATCCTTAGCAAAAATTTTTACTGCATATAGGCACGCTCTACTACAAGCTAAAAGTAAGCGTGATAAAGAACGAGCTGTTGCATATTGTCAGTGGAAACTAAATCTCAGAATTACGGGATGTGTGTTTGAAGGTAAACGATTGGGATGGGTATCGTACTTCTCACAAATAACCTCAACAGCTCAACTTCGCTCTGTTAATCATACTATCAATAATCTTATCCGCCGATTCGGCCTTTCATCAGAAATAAAACCAAAATCTTTGATTAAAACTTTCTATGAACTCCGCAGAGGTAGAGCGGAGACTTTTAAATACATACCTAACTTTGACAATCTACATATATCTCAGAAACGAGAACTTGTTTCTATGTGGATAGGTAAAGAGAAGGAAAAAAAACTTAGCAATAGTGAAATAGAGAGGAAGTTTAAATTTAAAATTGCGAAATCAGTAAAAGAGCTTGAAGAGGATATTTCAGGAATATCATAGATATGTAATCCATTAAGTCATTAAAATATATCGCAATAAACACACTATTTAAACTCACAAACCAGCCGCAGTATCCTGCCATGGCAAGTTGCTGCGGCTTTTTATGTTCAACGGATCAACAGCCAGATCAGAAGACACGCTACCATCGGCACAGCAAAATCCATCAGGCTTGCCACATCCCATGCGCGTGGATCAAAACCGCCCCACCACGGCATGTTAATCCGCTTGCCATGCCCGAACATTTCAATCCAGCGATATTATGCTTGGGTGTGTTCGCCCGCAATGAAGAACGTACAACTGGCTATCGCTCCGTAAACCCAGTTTCCGGTAAAAAGCCCCACCAGTATCTGCGCAGCCACAGCACAAAGTGCATGAAGGAAAGGTGTTATACCCATTTTCATCCTACCCAATAAAACGGGGCGCACAGCCCCTTAATATTATTTAGAGGCAAGCGCCGCCTCAATTGCAGATAATCTTTGTTTTAATTCTGCGTTTTCTTCTTCCAGCGCGGTAACGCGATCATCTGTTTCACGGGCGACCTGAACAAGTAAGCCCGTCACGGCGGCGTAGTCAACATTCAGATAACGTGTTTCTTCACGTAATTCATTGCCGTCAACCGTTGGTCCCTGCAACTCTTTACCGTAATGAGTGAATGAGCCTACCGCTTCCGGTATTGCCTCCATTGCTTCCTGTGCAATAACACCAGCGTAAGGCAGTCCGTTTTCCTTAAGTGTGTAGGTGTACCCGTTCATTTTACGGATAGCTTCGGTTGCGTCACTGATAATCTGAATATTGTCTTTCAGCTCGCGGTCTGATAACTGATTCAGTGTTGTACAGTTAATAGCACCGTTTACATCAAACAGCTGACCTGACGATGTTTTTTGAGCATAAAACAGATACGCGGCAGACGTTCCAACCTCAAAAACGTTTTGTCGATCACCTGAACCCCACACCTTGACAGCAAATGGTAGTTCTGTATTACCTAAGTTCTGTAAAACAAAACGATTGCCAGTCCCTGTTTGTTTTGTAAGAGTTAAATCAACAGTTGAGTTAACCTCATCCTTGTTGATAGTGAGCGCCTGCGCTTTAGCACCGTTAACAGCACCTGTTTTGAGTTGAACCGCGCCGTCATTACCATTTAGCAGTATCTCAGCTCCGCTAAAGAAATTTTTTAGCGACAGCATCTTACTTACGCCGACTGATGAACCCAACGCCCACGCGAGAGAATTACCGGTGCTATCAAACCCACGTACAAAGCAATCCATTTTGCTATAGTCTGACGTGCTTCCAAGGACATCAATCCGCCCTCCGCCAGATTTTATCGGGTTAGATGTGGTTAATGACCTGACAGCAAGAGCGGTAGATGAATTGAGATCGTCTACTGTTAGTAATTTCTTCCATTCCTGCGTCGTTCCATTTTCAATTGTTCTTCCCCAAAAACCGGAATTGCGGCCTCCGAACTGCACAGCATAATTTTTACTAAATTGAACATGAATGCCGCCAAGAACCATAGAGCCTGCCGGGCCGTTTGTACTGCCTGCAATTGGTCTAAATTTATTAATGTTATCAGTATGCTGCGTGTTCCAGTCTCGTCCTGTTTTTGTAAGCAGTCCTAATGTCGTGTCGAGCGCTTCGGTTAAAGTAAGGTTTTTAAATTTAACTGCGCTACTTTCGCCAAGACTTAAGTTGTTTCGCGCATCTTCTACTGTTGTCGCACCTGTACCTCCTTGCCCAACAGCTAATGGCAACCAGCCAGTGCCATTATGACAACCCCACAAACCAGATTTGGAAACCTGTAAGCGTGGTGCGCCTGAAGAATACGTAGAATATACGTAAGTTGTTTCTTTTCCCTCTTCAACCCTTTCTGTTGATACATCTCTCTTCCATTCAGACCAGGTACCGCTACCTCCTTCATATATTCGTCTATAAGTAATTCCCGGATTATTATAAGGGTGGTACACCTGAACGCAGGAAGAAGCAGTGTTGGCTCTCGTTTGGAGCACTATTAAAGCGCCCGCCAGACCGATTGGGTAATTTAATTCTTCTGTTGCGTAAGCGCTCGTTGGTTGTTGATAGAAACCAGAATATTCACCGGTAAGGGTGTTTAGGTCAGTATTAGCAAGGCCAGCTTTTTGCTCATACATTACCCGCAAGTTCGCACGTGCTTGCTCGATAGTTCTTCCACCAGTACCATCGCATACGCGCTGAACCATTCATTCACGCGCACAGACGGCCCCGCCATCACGCTGAACCAGCGGTTACGCACGGAATCTTCATGCCAGCGGGTATCGCTGTAACGGGTCAGCTGGCGATTCTTGTCTCCTGCATAGCTGAATGACGTCACCAGCCCCAGCGTATCCGTAAACTCATAACGATATTTCACGTTAATCCCGTTCAGATCATCACTGCCGGGAACGTTGGTCCGGGCATGAAGATACCCCGCGCTCAGCGTGGACTGATGTTCAGACGCCCATGCAGGCGCACCGGATACGGCCAGACAAATGGCTGCGGACAAAATTGCTGCACAAACTTTACGCATAATTACCTCTCGCTTTTCTGCAATAAAAAAGGCGTCATTCCTGACGCCCTTTATTGGGGTTATAAATATTTCAACGAATACTGATGCCGGAAGCCGCTTTTTTGGTCACAATCACCGTACAGTCGGTGATATTGCCTGCCCCCTGATTGCCTTTCTGGAAAATCTTAAACTCCAGAGTGACGCTTCCCCTGCCACTCGGCATATCAATAACTGCACTGTAACTACCGGGAATGGCCCCTTTAGTTTCTCTGGATGCGATTAATACGCCGTTTTTGCGAACTTCAAAACCATAACCCGTGTATCGCGTGCCTCCTGGGTTATTTCCGCTCCCCGGATCGTCATACGCTATACCGTTAAAAATAATGGGCGGAATAATAATCTGGCGGTCAAAGTTATGATCATCGCTGATGGTTACTGTAACCGTACCGTTTGGTGTTTCCGTGTTACCCCACGTACCGACTTTTTTCGGGAAGGCTTTTGATACAGCTTTAACGAAATCTCCTCTGACCTGGGTCGCCTCCAGCATGCCCTTAATCGTACAGTTCTGGTTAATCGTGACATTGTTGAGCGTTCCTGAGTTCGCATTCACACTGCCACTGATATCCGCATTTTTCGCCGTCAGTCTCCCGTCTGATGTCAGGGAAAATGCCGGAGGATTACCGCCGCTGGTAATGGTGGGGGCCGTCAGGCGTTTCAGGAACACTTCATTCATGAATATCTGATCGCCCTGACCAACAAACATCGGCTTTGTGTTGCCATTCGCAGGATTAATCATCGCAATCCTGTCTGCTGCCAGCAGCACCTGACTCTGCATGCCGTCAGGGGTGTTCTCAATACCGGCACCGATACCCGCAATATAAAGGCGTCCGTCCTGCATCTGCTGCAGCTTCACTGCCCACATGCTGTTCAGGTTATTATTTGTATCAACCTGAACCTTCTGTATCTGCTGGATCGCTGCACTCTGGTCTTCCAGTTTCTTATTGACGGTCTGTGTTATTTCATTGCTGACATCCGTTATGGACGTCCTGATTTCAGTCAGGTCAGGCGCAAGCTGACCGTTATCAATCTGCGTCCACAGCTCCTGAGCCAGATGGGTTTTCCCTATCTCGCCTTTGAAAAAATCCAGATAGCCTGATGCATCATCACTCGGCTGACCGACAGCCTCCACGAATGCCGATTTGCCAACGGTGTTCACACTGCGAACGTAAAAATAATAATCATGGCCCGGTTTGATATTGATACTGGCGGCTATCCAGTACAGTGCCGTACCAAGATAACGCGCGCTGGTTTCAACCTGCCTGATATCCGCAATCCGTTTTTCCGAGAACCAGAACTCAAACTGTACCGTCGGGTCATAAACCGCAAGATGCGGCGTGGCGGTTATCTGAAAATAGCCCGGCGTCAGCTCAATCCGCGACGGCGCTGCCGGTGCGGCAATCCGGAACGATACCGACGCCGGATCGCCCTGCTGCCCCCGCGCATTTACTGCCCGGACTGTCAGCCTGTAGTTCCCCAGAGCCAGTTGTGTGAAGCGGTAAGTGGTTTCCGTCGTCCGGGCCGTGCTGACCAGCCGCTCACGGCCGTCATCCGCTGCCACGGTCAGGCGAAGCAGGAAGCTCACGCCCTTCACCACCTTCGGCGTGTCCCAGCGGGCCAGCACCTGGTATTCCCCGCTGTCTGCGGTGACTTCTGCGGTCAGGTGCTGCACCGCTGGCGGCGTGACACCATTTACCGTGCCGCTCTGGTCGCCGTCAAAGTGCGCCCCGTTATCCACGATGGCCTCTTTTTCCGGTACATGCTGCACGGCGGTGATGGCATACGTGCCGTCGTCGTTCTCACGGATACTCACGCAGCGGAACAGGCGCTGGCGCAGCGTCGGCAGCTTCAGCCCCCATACGCTGTATTCAGCAACGCCGTCAGGAACACGGCTCACTTTCACCTTCACGCCGTCGGTGACGGACTGAACCTCCACGCTGACCGGACTCCCCTGCCGTCAACCAGGCTTATCAGCGTGGTGCCGGAAGATGGCAGCGTGATTTCACGGTCGAGCGTCAGCGTCCGGGTCTGGCTGTTTACCGCCAGCAC